CATTGTGTACTTGCTCCTACGTCGATTTTGAGGCTGAATGTAGTCTCGTTGTACTGGCTGCCGTCAAAGGGTATTTGTATAACCTCATCTTGTCTTGTCTCGGGATTAGTGCGCTCGATTGTCAGCATCCGAGGTACATTGTATTTGGTGAGCCAGAAGTCCAGCCAGATTAAGCCCTGGTCCTCTTTAAACTGTGCAAACCGGCGCTTTTGCGTGGAAAGCGGTAATACAGAAGCTTTTTGCAGTGCGATAATCCCCGCCGCCGTCTTGGTTACACTGTCGTCGCCCAAGGCTGTCTCATTTGCGCCCGCCATATCTTTGGTAGTCTGTACCAGAAGCTCAAATAATGCCTGTACGCTGGCCGGGAGTCCGGCAGGCTGCAGGAATTGAGCGGCCCCTGTCACTTCACCATCAACGGGAATAGCCTTGGTAATATCGTTGCTCCATTGCGGTATCCGGGTTGAGTCGTAAATGGCCTTGGGGTAGGCATTGAGCATCGTCCAGAGTATCATCGTGGCCATGAGCTTGTTAATAGCTATATTATTGGGTATGAGCTCGGTTGCTTCTGCCTCGCCATGACATGAGTTTTTGCGCGGGATCCACTGCATGGAGGCTACCGGGTACCGATGCAAGCCTGTATCCCAATCCTTGCGGATGATTGCGCTCTGCGTGGATTTTCGCGCCCAGATAGTAGTAACCGTTTCCATGACCTGTTTGCCTGTCATGGGGTCAATAACAGGGTTGCCCATTTCGTCTGTCTTTGGCCTTTCAACCGTCTTGGGCCACATTTTCAGTAGGACGGTGCAAAAGCCGCCCTCATTGTCTTTATTGGGCTCCTTCTTCGCCATGTCACCGGCTCGGTATTGCGTATCGCTATCGCCGGTGATTTTGTCTATCTCTTCTTTTGGTATCCCATTACGCTTGGCTTCGGCTTGCACCTCTCTAACAAGTTTGCGGAATGAGAGGATGATATAAGGCTGTATAGGCCCTTTCTTGTCGTTCGGTCGCGGGTCGCTGGTGTTGCCGGGGAAGTAACATACGTTGTCGATTATTTCGGCGGCTATATCGCCTTTGACCTCGGCTCCCAACTCGTTAACTCCGGCGTTTACTGCATCGTCCCAGTAATAATAAATAATGCCGTCCCCCGATAGGGCGGCATCAAATAAGGCTTGCTCGTCCAGGCTGGATTGCTTTAGGTTTTCGTCCACTGTTTTTGTGTAGTCCGAAAGTAGCTCGGCCACTTCCTGCAAGCGCGCTATCTTATCCGGGTCGGCGGGGTCATAGTTTGCACTGTTCTGCGCGCTGAATCGCATGGTTAGCATATCCGACATGATTTGGCTGACTTTCCAATTTACGATCCTTTTGGTGACGTTTAGCCTCACCTGCGGAAGTCCTCCGGTGTTTACGCCGTCCCAGTGGTGCCCCGCATAAAAGCGTTCGTTGCGGTTGGTAGTGGCAAATAGATTTATGCTGCTTTTGTAGTCTATGCCGTCTTTGTAAAGCTGCCAATCGGCTGTGTATTCTCGTTCGTCCATCTATGTCACCTCTTTTCCGGTTGCTTTTCTTCTGGCAGAAATCCATCATACGCCATCATATTGGCGTGTCCCTTTAGTAGCTCAACCGTGGCGGGGTCAGGCTTGGCTAATGCATCTTTGATCGCCTTTACGGGGGCTATTTTGGGCGGTATCTGCCCTTTGGCGGTCTGCATACCCAGTCTTAATCCGGCTCTAAAGCCTAGATATAAAACCACGAAAAAAATCAGCCCGTAGGCTGCACCGATAAGTGCTATTTGCATCTAACTCCATCCTCCTTTGAAAAAGTCCTCTGTCACTGTCACGCCCGTTTTCTTTGGTTTCTCGCTCTCGAAGTTGTAGTGGGGCTCGGACTGTGGCGTATTGTCCCGTGCGTACATAAACCGCTGTAAAGCCTGTGTCATAGCGTCCACCTGGTCATCATTCGCCCCGTTGGGAAAACTGGCGCACTCGTCAATAAAATCCTCTATCCACGGGCAAAGCATCGGCGAAGGTAAATAAACATTCCCCGCCTCTATCAATGGAGTTACTGCGCTTACTCTGGCTTGCTTGCTGCCCTTAGGATTAATGGGTATAATCCCGCCTATTTTATGTCTCAGCATAGCAATAACCGCCGGACCGTTGGCTTTATCCTCAACTAATTTTGTAGTCGCTCTAGGGTTGCGTTTTGTCAGCCTGGCAATCGCCTCCAGTGTCGCCGGGAAATCCATGCGGCCATACTCGCGGTCTGGCAACATATATATGTCGGCTCCCACACTCCCCCATACCTGCCCGCTTACAAAGTCGGAGCCGTCCGAATCTTTAAAAGACAAGTCCCAGCTTTGTATAATGCGGTCAAATTTTTTAGGCAACTCGACATAATACCTCCACCAATGCCTTTTTAGCATGGCCCCCTCTGCCGGTGACGGCCGCTGTTGATAGAGCGCCGCCCACGCTTGAGAACCTACCGCCGTTTTGGTTTTGGCCGCCCACTCCAGGTCGTACCCATGCTCCGGCCATAAAGGATCGCCAGGTTGCCTGCCTATCTGATCGTTGTCCTCGGCTATGGCCGGTAAGCAAATAATCTCCCAATCGTCTACCTCGCCATACTCCGGATTAAGCAGTCGCCCGGCTAAATCGTCCTCGTGCCAGCGGGTTAAAATTATAATAATGGCTGCGCCGGGGTGCAGCCTTGTAAGTAGTGTGTTTTGCCACTCATCCCATATCTTGGCCCGATAGACCTCGGAATCGGCTTCTTCTTTGTTTTTGATCGGGTCGTCCACTAGGAGCAAGTCCGCGCCCTGGCCGGTAATGCCTCCGCCAATGCCAACGCTAACCATGCCGCCCCTGTGCCCTGCAATATCCCAGTCAGTCATGGAAGATTTTTCCCGGCTCAACTCCACGCCAAAAAGGGTCTTACCATACTCGGCCACTTTTTGCCGGTTGTACTTGCCGAATCGCTGCGCCAGGGAATCGCCATATGATACCTCTATTACCCTGCGGTCGGGCTGTTTGGCAATAAAATACGAGGGGAATGTCTCCGTCACTGTCATGGACTTGCCATGTCTTGGCGGCAGAAATATCATCAGTCGCTTAATTTTGCCCTCCTCCACCTGTTGGAGCTTGGTGCAAATATACCGATTGTGCCGGGCCGGTATCCAGTGGCCGCGGTGAGTGTATATACAATATTCAAGATATTCTCTTTTGGCCAGCTCCCGCCGGGCAGCTTCTTTGATCGCTTCTCTTTGTTTTTCGCTTATTCCATCCAGCGTGGACATTTTTGCCTTTCCAAAAGTCTCAGCTCGGGAATTTTTGATACTTTTTTTCATTTTGTCCACCACCAAAGGACACATTATAATTTGTCGGCCAGTTTTTTAAGCTGCTCTGTATCCAGTCCTGATAAGTCTATGTCGATTGGGCCGCCATCCTTGCCGGTGACCTCCATTTTGTCCGTAAACATACCCAGGAATTTACCCATCTTATCAAGCGCGGCCATCTTGTCGTGCAGCTTAAACTTAAAGGTCCCATCTTTGCCGATGCTCACCTCTTGTATTGGCGCGCCGTCTACCTCTCCGGAATCAATCACGTCAATAATAGGGCGGTAATCTATCACGGGCTCGCCGGTCTCTTTATCCTCACCAACCGGGGCCTTAACTGTCTTGTACTGTAGGTAATCTTTTATATCTGCGAATCCCACCTTGGCCAGCTCGGCCAGCACTCTCTCAACTGTCACCATGTTCCGCTCTTTTAGCTCGTCCGTGAGCTGTTGTATCCTTGCAGCTACCTTGCTATCAGCTGCCAACCTCGCTGCCGCCTCGTCTATCGTCTTATCTTTCATCCTCTCGGCGTTGTATGCCTGCTTATACGCTTCCCTCTGACTCAACCCGGCAAACAAGCCCTGTGCAAACCTCTCTTGTTTAATTGTCAGCTTATCTGCCATCGTTCTCACCTCGCAATTGTATAATAATTTTTATAAAACATTTATGCTAATTTTGTGTAATTGTATATTGACACATTTACACATTTACGCTATAATTAAATTAAGATAAAGGTTAAGCCGCAGGCGGGAAAGGGGGTTTTAAAAATGAGGTATAGGCTTAAATTGGCTATTATCAGCGGCTGTTATTGCCGCAGTATGAAAGTATTTTTGCAAATGACTCGCCGGTTTACAATCGACGGGTACGAAAAAATCTATTATTAGGAGGCGATTGACACATTTACGCTATAATTAAATTAAGATAAAGGTTAAGCCGCAGGCGGGATAAGCCGCCGGGCAAGGGAGATGCGGACAAAAAAAGGGAAAGGAGGCGTTTTTATGATTACAATAACTTGCACATATACCAATGGCGAAACGATAACAACCCGCTTTAACGGCACTTTTGAGGAGGCCAAAAAATACTTTTTGAACCGGGTTTTTAACATTGGCTCAATCCGGGACAATTTGCAAAAATGTATTGACGTGGCGGAGGCTTGAGCCTCCAGAAAAGCCCTCACGGGTGCGGGGGTTTTGCAGGGAGTTCATTCCCGAAAAGCGGTCAAGAATATCAAATTATAGAGGAGGAATAATCATGTACTGCACACAAAATAACGGCAACTGCGCCACCTGCTCACTTGTGAGCTACGGCCGTGATTGCCACAATAATCCAGTTAATTATAAGCGGGCATCGGTCCGCTTGCCGGAGGAGATGTTTAAAATCTTCTCCAAGCGGCTGGTCGATGATGGGCTGACCGCCCAGGCCTTCTTTTTGCAGAAGGTCGAAGAATATATCAAAGAGGCTGATTAAGCCTCTTTTTTGTTTTGCCTAATATCTCGGCTCCCGCCCCTGCCATAACGAGATATACTCCCCACCGTTACCGGCTACCAAATACCCCCGCTGGGTACGCATAACAAAGGA